GGTAATTCGGACCCCGTTATATTTCTAGAGACAGATTGTTCTAAAGGTTTCTTCTGATGGCCGTCCCTGACTTCACAAAGCTGAATCAGAAGTCAGTCGGCGCGGCGGTTGGCGTCTCGGCTCGCACAATTCAGAACTGGTGCGACCAAGGCTGCCCGCGAAACGAGGACGGAAGCTACTCGGCTCCCGTAGTCGTGCAGTGGTTGCTCGCGCAACAGAACACTAGCTCTGAGTATGACACGCAGCGCGAACGCCTTGCAGCAGCTCAGGCCGAAAAAGTCGAAACAGAGAACCGAGTACGCCGGCAGGAGCTGGCCGAGATGACCGAAGTGGCTGATGCGTGGTCTGACCACATCGCCAACGCCCGGTCCAAATTGCTTTCCATGCCCGCCAAGCTCGGGCCTCAACTGGTGAACCTTGCTGACCCCGCAGTCATCGCCTCAAAAGTCCGGACAGAAATCTATGCCTCGCTCCTCGAGCTCGCAGCCGATGTGCGACCCTCGCGCAAGGCTAGACGAGATACGGAAAGCGTGGCTGCCCCCGCCAGATCTGACGGTCTCAGCGTGGGCTGACCAGTTTCGGCGACTGTCGAGCGAGTCGAGCGCGGAACCAGGCGCATGGACCACTGCCCGAGCTGCATATCAGCGCGGAATGATGGACGCCATCTCCGATGCCTCGATCCGCGAGGTCTGGGTGATGAAGTCGGCGCAAGTCGGCTGGACCGAGATTCTGAACAACTGCATCGGGTTCCACGTTCATCAAGACCCGGCGCCGATGCTGTTGGTTCAGCCTACGCTGGAGATGGCCGAGGCATGGTCAAAAGACCGTCTCGCGCCAATGGTTCGGGACACGCCGGCGCTGTCAGAGAAAATTGCCGACCCCCGTTCCCGTGACAGCGGCAACACGCTGCTGCATAAGAAGTTCGCGGGTGGCCACCTGACAGTGGCCGGCGCCAACTCACCAGCCGGACTGGCCTCACGGCCTATCCGCATTGTTTTATTTGACGAAGTGGACCGCTACCCTGCGTCTGCCGGCACTGAGGGCGACCCCATTAGCCTCGGCAAAAAGCGAACGGCGACCTTTTGGAATCGCAAGGTTCTGGCCGGGTCTACGCCGACCATCAAGGGCTCAAGTCGCATCGAGGCTGGGTTCGACTCAGGCGATCAGCGGTTTTTTAAGGTTCCCTGCCCGCACTGCAACGAGTTTCAGCGGCTTATGTGGGCGCAGGTTCAGTGGCCGGAAGGCCAGCCCGAGCTAGCGCACTACGTCTGCCAGCACTGCGGGACGATGCTCACGGAGCAGGATAAGCCGGGAATGCTGGCGGCAGGCGAATGGGTGGCCTCACGCCCTTCGCTCGGCATCGCGTCGTTCCACATCAGCGAGCTTTATTCCCCCTGGTCAAGCTGGCGGGAAATGGCCGTTGCCTTTGTGCAAGCCAAGAAGTTCCCCGAAACGCTCCAGACTTGGATTAACACCTCGCTCGGCGAGACCTTCGAGGAGCGTGGCGAGGAGGTCGGAGCAGTCGGGCTTGCCTCGCGCCGTGAACAGTACGACGCGCAGCGCATACCGCCTGCGGTCCTGCTGCTGACTGCCGGCGTGGACGTTCAGGACGACCGCCTCGAGGTATCCGTGTGGGGCTGGGGCAGAGACGAGGAGGCGTGGCTAGTCGAGCATTCCATCCTTCCCGGCGATCCGGGTTCAGATTCGCTCTGGCTGGACCTCGATGGCCTCCTCGCTCGCCCCCGAACGCGAGAGGACGGCTCGAAGATGCTGATTGAGGCCACGGCGGTTGACTCCGGTGGCCACTTCACGCAGCAGGTCTACCAGTACGCGGCCCGTCGCAAAGCTCGCCGGATCTGGGCAATCAAGGGCGCCGGCGGATTTGGTCGGCTCATCTGGCCGAAACGGGCTGGACGAGCTGGCAAGACGGCCGCGCAGGTTCACATTGTCGGCGTCGATACCGCCAAAGACGTTCTATTCGGACGCCTAAAGCGAGTTCACGAACCCGGCGCCGGCTACTTGCACTTTCCCGCCTCCGTGGACGAGCAGTTCTTCGAGCAGCTTACGAACGAGTCGCTCATCTACCGCGTGGTACAGGGCCGCCGAATGCGCTCCTACCGCCCGCGAGCTGCTGGCGTCAGAACTGAGGCGCTGGACTGCATGGTCTACGCATACGCCGCCTTCATTGGCCGAGGTGGCCCGATGGTGCTACCACAAAGAAACGCGGCGCCTACGGCCTTAGAGAAGCCCGAGAGCGTGGTACCACCGCCCGCACCGGTTGCCGAGCGACAGACGGTGGTGCGAAAACCGCAGACCTCACGCCGCCCTGGTGGCTACATCAATTCTTGGAGATAAAAAATCATGGCTGACAAGTTCTCAGACGTTGACTCGGTGATGTCCTCTGGCCGCATGGGCTTTGCCATTACGCCCAACGATTCCACCGAGCTGGCGCTCACGCCCAAGGCTTTGTGGGTCGGCGGCGCTGGCACGGTTGTGGTGCGCCTGGCTGACGATTCGGCCGACGTCACGTTCTCCGGCGTTGCAGCCGGCACGCTGTTGCCGATTCGCCCCAAGCTCGTGAAGACGACCTCGACGGCCACGCTGATTCTCGGCCTTTACTAATGCGAATCGGCGTCGGCCTCTCCATTCCTGAACTGTCCACACGCGGTGGACGGTTCTCCCCCGCCTCGCTCTTCACCAGCGGCGTGAAGGGCGCGTGGTACGACCCCAGCGACTACAGCAGCCTATTCCAAGACAGCGTAGGCACGACCGCCGTCACTGCGGTAGAGCAGCCTGTCGGGCTGATGCTGGACAAGAGTCAGGGGCTGGTGCTGGGAAGTGAACTAGTTTCCAACGGTAACTTTGCATCTGCTGCTTCGTGGTCTACCGGCGGCGTATGGGTAATTTCTGGCGGTGCAGCAAGTATTACTTCCAGTACTGCTTCGCTTTCACAAAGCACACTAGCCGCAGTTGCAGGAACTTGGTATCAAGTTACGTTTACCATCAGTTCGTTTACCGCTGGCGGCGTTCGTGTTGAGTTTGGTGGCGCTAATGGCATTTCTCGCACTGCCGCTGGAACTTATACGCAATTTTTGCTCGCTACATCAACGTCGTTTTTAGTTATTTCGCCCGTTGCCACTAGCACGTTGTCTGTCGACGATGTGTCTATCAAAGTCATCGCAGGCAACCACGCCTCGCAAGCCACCAGCGCCTCGCGCCCTGTGCTGCGTGCGCGGTACAACCTGCTGACGTATAGCGAGCAGTTTGATAATGCGGCGTGGACATCCTCCTCTACGTCCGCAACAATTTCTGCAAATACTGCAACAGCTCCGGATGGAACCACAACCGCAGATTCGGTTACTGCGGTTGCGGGATTAAACTTTCATTACTCAAGACGCGGAGCACCTGACACCTTAACCGGCACTTATACTTACTCAATTTACGTTAAGAAAAATACATCAACTTGGATTTTCTTTACCGTAAACGATAGCGGGGTTAATTACTTTAACCTTGATACTGGCGCATTTGGCACAACGCCCGACACTTGCGCGGTAGTTGCGCTGTCTAACGGTTGGTATCGCATATCAGCAACGAGAACGCTTGCCGCTGCGGCGGCCAACTGTGGCAATGGCGTTGCAAACAGCAATGGCGGCGGCAGCTTTACCGCTACCGGCACTGAGTCCGTCTACGTTTGGGGCGCAATGCTGAATCCCGGCTCCTCCGCGGGCACTTACCAGCGCATCGCTGCGACGACGGATTACGCGACGGCGGGGTTTCTGCCGTACCTTGCGTTTGATGGAAGCGACGATTACCTATTGATTGCCAATACGAATGACCTCAACTTCGGTCAGGGCAGTTTCTGGGCGCAGACCGGACTTACGTCACTTGGCGCTAGCCAGTATGATGTCATTTGGGGCAAGAACACTTCTTCAAATGACAACATTCGTTTGTTCTTGATAAGTACTGATGCTTTAGGGGTGTTTTGGGGAAGCGATGCTCAGAGTTACGCGGGCAGCTCAAACAACATTACAAAAAACACTCCTCAGATTCAGGAATGGGGCATTAATTCCAGCGGGCCAACCGCATTCTATGCAGTAAATGGAACGGAGAGTACGCCAGCAATAACGTTGAGCGGAACTGGAAGCAACAGCGCCCCTGCGTACCTTGGAATCAGCAACAATCTCACGCAATATCAAACGCAGATGAATCTATACGGAATGATTCTGCGTAAAGGAACTTTGCCGACAGCAGCGCAACGCACCGAATCGCGTAATTGGATGGCGGCTAAATCTGGAGCGGTACTGTGATGTGGGCATTTCGCAGTCTCATCTGCACCGCAGCCACCACCCCGCTGGCCCGCGACATCGCCGCGACTCTCTCGCCTACGGGCGGGCAGAATATGTGGCTCACCGGACTGTCCGCTACGGGCAGCGCGCCTGCGACGCATTACGTCAGCACCGGGCTAATCTCGCCTGAGTTCGCCATGCTAGTGCCTGAGCAGGTTTGGGAGCAGGACGCAAACGGCGACTGGGTGCAGACGGGCAGCAGCCCCGGCGACCCGGTGCTGTGCTACCAGATGTGTGTGGCTGGCGGGCTGACCGTCACGCAGGCGCAGGTGAACGCGGTGTATGCCACGGCTGATGTCACGCAGCAGGAGCCGTTTGTGGCGTTTGCGCGGCTGGGCTTGCAGATGGTGCAGGAGCCGCTGTGAAGTTCGCCATAGATAAGCAGGCGCACTTCTGGTGGGGGTGGGCGGTCTCTGCGACCGTGTTCCCGCTGGGCGTCTGGTTCGCGGTTCTTGTCGCTGCACTCATGGGCGCGGCCAAGGAATTCTGGGACGCGAAAGGCCACGGTACGCCGGAG